TAACCACCGCCACGGATTTCAACACGCTCACCAGTTCCGGCGTCTACTACATCAAGAACGGTTCGTGCGCGAACGCCCCCGTGACGAACTGGGGCAAGCTGGACGTGTCCGTGTCCGGCAAGGTGGTGCAGCTGTTCTACCCGGACGCGCTGTCATATTACTACTACCGCGCGAAGACATCGGGAACCTGGTCGGCGTGGACGAAGGTGGACGGCGTCGGCGCGGCTGCGGACGTGCAGGCGAACCTGGACAAGCTGGGCGTCAGCGGCAGGAACCTGCTCGTCGGGACATATTCTCCGAGAACTTCCTCGGCTATCACGCTCAACTCGTCGAATTACCAGGTTTGGGACCCATACGAGCTTTACACGCCGTATAACAAGATCGTCGAATCGGGCGACCTGATAACCGTGTCGTTCGACTGGTCTTGCACCGCGACCGGCGGGAATTGGCATCTCGAATGCAGCACGGGGAGTCCCTACACATGGGGCACCGTCGTGAGCGCCAAGGGAACCCGGAGCGCCACGAGTAACTACGTCGACGTATCGTCGTCCAACAAGTCGGGCCATGTGGAGGTCACGTTCCAGGCTGCGGCGGCGCATGTCTCCGCAGACGACACCTTGAGATGGCTGCGAATCCGAGTGGACGGCACGCAATGGTCGGGCCAGACGTTCCACATCTCGAACGCCAAGGCGGAGCGCGGCAACCGGGCGTCGGAGTGGACGTATGCCCCGGAGGATACGGTGGAAATCGGGCGCAACCTGGCCATGCATCCGGATATTCCGGTGCAATGGACTAGCTACACGCCGACCGCGTATCAAATCGCAAGAATCCCCCTTTCCGAGGACTTCAAGACCGGGTATACGTACACCGTGACCGTCTGGGGCGGGCCTATAACCCGCTCGGACAAGAGCGAATGCTGGTATTCGTGCTACTGGGCCGGAGGGAACTTCAAGCTGGGGGATGCCAAGCTGGTGTCGACCGGGGTGTACCGCTGCACGTTCACGGTCAGCACGACCTCGACGGAACAGCACACGGCGATACCCCAATCGCTCGTGCTGTACAACACCACGTCCGCCGACGCATCCGGAACGACATATTCCGCCCCCATCACGAGGGTCAAGGTGGAGCGTTCGGCGCAGGCGAGTGATTTCTCGTACACGCCGGAGAGCGTCGTGGTGCGCACCCAGCGCGTCTACCACCGCAAGGCCGCGAGCGGAGCGCCCGCAGCGCCCACGTCGTGGGTCACAGCTGGCAACGACGGTTCGAACAAATACGCGCAGTGGACGACCAAGCTGCCGCCCATCGCCGCGAGCCAAGCAGCCGACGCGACCAAGTACCTGTACCTCTACACATGCATCCAGTCGCAGAACGCGGCGGGGCAGATCACGAACTCGGCCGTGCTCCTCGACGATTCAACCACGGTAATCGACGGCGGGAACATCATCACGGGGAGCGTGACGGCGAACCAGCTGAATGCCTCCAACATCAACGCGAGCAAGCTGCTCACGGTGGGGTCGATGACCACGGATGCACAGTCGAGCATCCTCAACAGCAACGTGACGGACACTTTCAACGGCTACACGATACTGTGGAACTACTCGGCGTTCGGCACGGCGAACAACGGAGAAGGCTATATTTGCAAGCGCGACCCGCTCACGGGCACGAAGTCCGACGCGAACGGCACGGTCATGTGGAATGGCGTGCAGCGCACGGTGCCCAAGGGCATGGTCAACCCGAACGCCGTCCACCCGTTCAACGTCCCTATATACATCGTGTGCAGGCTCTCGTCAGATACTGCGACCACTGGGACGAACTATATCGTGAGCTACGACTCGGGCTGGAAGGGCGGCACGATAGGAGCGGGCGCGCTGGCCGACTGGACGTGGGCCGAGGCCACCGACATGGTGCTCGGCAAGTTCGTCATGACAGCCGCCGAGGGCGCGATGAGCGAGATGGAGCTGTACGACCCGCCATGGTCGTGCAAGCAGGTGTCCACCGACACCGTGACGGCACGCAGCGCGAATGCGACCGCGAACACCGCCAACGACAAGGCGAATGCATGGCGCGGCACGCTCAGCGGGTCGATGGCCGAAGCCGCCAAGACGGTCGCCTGCACGGGCTTCACGTCAGACCATCTCGTCACGGGAACCGCCATCACCGTGTATTCCAACAACTCGCAGAGCAACGCCAGCCCGACCATCAACGTGAACTCCACGGGCGCGAAGAAGGTGTTCGTGAACAACGCGGTCACGTCGGACACGAACCGCCTGCTGTGGCTGTACGGCTGCACGCTCACGTTCGTGTACAACTCCTCCTTGGACAGCGGCAACGGCGGCTGGATATACTCCGACAACCCGCCGACGTATTACGGCTCCGCATGCGCCGTCGCAGAGGGCACCGCCGCGAAGACAACCGTGGTCGATTCCGCCATCCTCTGCAAGGGCGCGATGGTGACCGTCCCGATGAACAACACCACCACGGTCGCCCCGACGCTCGCCATCCTGAACGCGAGCGGCACCAGCCTCGGCGCGTCGAACATCTACCACGGCACCAGCACGAACGGCCCGACCAAGGACAACGGCCTGGCATGGCCAGCCGGGGCCGCCGTCATATTCACCTACGACGGCAAGTATTGGCGCACGGGCAACCAGACGTTCATCGACGGCGGCAACGTCGTGACTGGCAAGGTCGGCGCGGACCACATCGACGTGGCGAGCATCTCCATCGGCAACTTGAACGGGGCCAGCACCGTCATATCCAACGCAAGCGACGGCGCCTCGGCGCTGACAAAGGTGAACTACTATAACCGTTCGTGCCAGGTGGGGCAATCTACCGGAACCGTGAGCAACCCGTGGTACAAGTTCGCCTCTTGCTCGATAACCGGGACGAATATCGACTACACCATCCAGTTCGCCGTGCAGGCAGCTGGCAATTATTCCGACACGAAACGGGACGGGACGCTCCGGGCGCATGTACGAACGGGCTCGACTGCCGGGACTTTCAGCTCCGCACAACTCGAATGGCTGAACCGGGCCACCGGAATCACACTGGCTAATTTCGTGCTCGCATATAAGGCGACGAGCGGCAGCAAGGTCGATGTCGAGCTATGGTGCAAGGTCGATACCGGGTGGCACGGGTTCCAGTTCTTCGTGGAACATGAAGCCACGCGCACGGGCATCGCATCGTCGGCGTTGTGGACGCTTTACGACAACTGGGGTCAGGACAAGAGTGCGGCGAGCATCACAAGCGGGTATACGCAGATTACGTCAACCGACACCGACGCCGCGCGGCAGACCGCCACGAACTATATCCACGCCGACAGCTCGGGCATCCGCATCGCGAGCGCGAACCCGGGCACCGCGACCACCTACCAGCACCAGACCGCGACGAGCACCGAGTTCGTGGTCGGCGGCACGTCCATGGCGGAGTTCAGCGGGAGCGGAGCGCGGCTCGGCGAGGAAGATGGCATGCGCACCGAGGTCAAGGCGGGCGAGATTGCCATGCACGACCCGTCCGGCGCGCTGGTGATGTACATCTATTCCCGCAACACCAACTCGGACGGCACGGCGACGGCCTCCATGACCACGACGGGCAACGGGAGCACCAAGACGTTCACGCCCATGTACAAGCCGTCGGCGGTCGTGAGCGCGGCCTACACTGACGGCTCCACCCTCGCGGCCCCGTCCATATCGGGCAGCAGCTTCTCGTTCTCGACCGCCCCCGCCGCCAAGCAGTTCACGGTGACCTACAAGACCGCCGAGCCGGTGTTCCACGCGACGCTCGGCACGCGCCTGGCGGGGCAGGCATACGGCAACTCGTCCATGGCGCTCGGGCGGCTCAACACGGCCACGACGCAGGGAGCGACGGCAATCGGGCGCTCGAACAAGGCCACCGCGACCGACGCGTACGCCATCGGCTACGACAACGAGGCGACCGCCGCGAACGCCTACGCGCTCGGGCGCGGCCTGCTCGCCGCATCGGCGGGGCAGATGGTAGTCGGCAAGTACAACAAGAGCGACGATAACGGCACCTACGCCTTCATCGTCGGCAACGGCACGGGGACTTCCGCGAGGAAGAACGCGTTCGCCATCGACCCCGGCGGGCGAGTCATCGCGTACACGACGAACGACACCAGCTCGAACCACGGATTCGTCATCGAGGACGAGGATTCGGGGTCGAGCCGCGACATGCTGTTCGGCCTGGGCGGCTCCTACGTCAACCGCGGGATATTCGACTACAAGCTCGACCGGTGGCTCATATACGCCGACGATTCCGACGTCTACGTGAACGGCTACCCGAGCAGCGCGAACAGCACGAAGATGGCCGACACCGGATGGGTGAACGTCGGCTCGGGCTACGTCAAGTACCGCATCAAGAACGACATATGTTTCGTGCGCGGCAACTCCGGCAGCGGCGGCGTGTCAATCGCGACGGGCGGCACGAACATCGGCACGCTCCCGGCGGAGGCGCGGCCCAACCTCGAGATGTTCGCGCCGATTACAACCAAGAGCAAGAACGTCGGTGAGATAGCAATCGCGACCACGGGCGTGATGACGGCGTTCTCGTTCGAGGGGGCCACCACGTATTGGGGCTTCCTAATCAGCTACCCGGTCTAGAGAAAGGACAAGTCATGGCAAAGCATCTGGTAATCGAGATTCAGACCTTCCCGGACGGCGCGATGAGCACGCCGACCTACGCGTACGACTCGCAGCTGTCGGCGGAGGCCAAGTACCACTCCATCCTCGCGAGCGCGGCGACTTCCGCGCTGCCCGAGCACGCCGCCGTGCTGATGACCAGCGACGGCTACGTTTTGGAGGCCAAGTGCTACAAGCACGAGGCGGAGCCGGAGACGGAGGGCAGTGAGTGATGGTTTTGCATGCATTCGAGGTGGCATCGCTCGTGCTCACGACCCTCGTGGGGCTTTGCGTCGGCGGGCTGTACAAGAGCTTCTCGTCGTTCGTCGAAGAGCAGCGCGAGGTCAACAAGGCCAACGCGCTGGCGCAGAGGTCGATGCAGAGGGACGTGATCTACAGGTATTTCCACAAGGCCGTCGAGATGGGAGAGCCGTTGACCCCGGAGGAGTTCAAGCACGTGCATGACTGCTGGACCGCCTACCACGCCAACGGGGCAAACGGCACGGGCGACATCATGTGGGACAAGATTCGCAAACACGCGCAGATAGAGACAGGGAGACATGAATGATTAACTGGAAAGTGAGAATCAAGAACAAGAACTTCTGGCTGGCATTGGTGCCCGCCGCCCTGGTGTTCATCCAGGCCGTCGCGGTGCCGTTCGGCTACAACTGGGACTTCGCTGGGTTGCAGAGCGAGCTCATCGCAATCGTCAACGCGGCGTTCGTCCTCCTGGGCATCCTGGGCATCGTCACCGACCCGACCACCGAGGGCGTGGGCGATTCCGAGCTGGCGATGACCTACGAGGTTCCCAAGCCGAAGGGCATGTGATGGAGGGAACGCTGATGAAGGCCGTCGGCTGGGCGGTTGCCGCGATTCTGGCAATCGCCCTCATCGGCGGGTGCGTGTCCTGCCAGCCGCAAGAGCAGGAGGTGGCCGTGGCGAAGACCCGCTCCTCCACGTTGGTGCTGGACACCTCAAACGCGGCGCAGATGCACAAGTACGGCATGCCCACGAAGGCCGATGTCATGAACTGGCACGCCGAGGGCAGGTGGGCCTATTGGGCCGACGGCGTCGAGAGGGAGTCCGGGGAGCTTCCCGGAAGCCCCGCCGAATGGGACTCCCTCTACGGCATCGAGCGCAACCCCGCTTTCGTGAAATGAGGTGGTAGATGAAGGTTAACGAGAGGGTCGCATACGCGCACAAGCGCATGTGCGACGATGACCGCTTCGGGTATTCCTGGGAGGAGCGTCACGGCGCATCTTACGAGAAGTGGACGATTGACGGCACTCAATACTCCATCAGCGTCGGGGATTACGATTGCTCGTCCTCGACCATCGACGCGTGGAGGATGATTCTCTCGAAGACGAAGTACCGAGGGGCGCTGGATGCAGCCGTAACGACGCACAACATGCGCTCGGTGTTCGTCGCGTCCGGCCTGTTCGAGTGGAAGCCCATGAGCTTCCTCGCCGAACCGGGCGACCTGTACCTCAACGAGGCGAATCATGTCGCGATGTGTCAGACGCAGGTTCCCGATGTCCTCAGCGAGTTCTCGTGGGGCGACAACGGTGCCTACGGTAACAAGCGCGGCGACCAGTCTGGGCAGGAAGCGAGCGTGCACGCCTACTACGACTATCCGTGGGACGGCATACTCCACTATAACGGGAAGGCCGACGGCACCACGGCCACGTCCACCAAGCGCATGCAGGTGAGCACCAAGGCGTCCGTAAGCAGGCTGCATGGCATCGACATCTCCTCGCACCAAGCGGACATCGACGTGACCAAGGTCGAGGCCGATTTCGTAATCGTTAAGGTTTCGGGCGGTGTGCATTACGTGAACCCGTATTGGAAGAAGCAGGCCCAGGCCGCGATGAAATCCGGCAAGCTGCTCGGGCTTTACCATTACGCGTGCGAGGACGGCACCACGCCGGGGGGCAAGGCCGAGGCCGAGTTCTTCCTGAAGCAGGTGAAGGGCTATGAGGGCAAAGCCGTCATGTGCCTGGACTTCGAGGCGGATGCGCAGTTGCAGCCCGTCTCGTATGCGAAGGCGTGGCTCGACGCCGTGGCGAAGGCCACCAACTCGACGCCGATGTTCTACGCGTATGCGAGCTATCTGAACAGCCGCGACCATTCGGCAATCGCCAATTATCCGCTTTGGATGGCGAGCTACCTGAACCGCTACGAGTGGGGCAGGGGGTACGTGGACAACCCCGATAACACCTGGGACACGAGTTCGTGGAAAGCCATGACGATGTACCAGTACGCCTCCACCGCCACAATCAGCGGGTATGGCGACCGCCTGGACGTGAATGTCTTCTACGGCACGAAGGACGATTGGAGGAAGCTGATGGGCGCGAGCGACGAACCGCAACCCAAGTACCGCATCAAGTACGGCGCGACCTGGCAATCCGAGATGCAGGGGATGACCGACCTCGGCGGCTCCGAACGAACGAGGGCGGGGAAGGCCGGGACTCCCGCGCTCTACTTCGCCTGCGATGCCAAACGGTACCGCGTGAAGACGAAGGAGGGCTGGCTCCCCTGGAGGTCGAAGTACGACGTGAAATCCACGGCGGGCTACTCCGGGGACGGCAATCCCATCCTCGCGGTGCAGATTGATGACGATTCCATCCAGTTCCGCGCCCACCCGGTAGGCGGCAAGTGGTTCGACTACATGGTGGGGCAGACCGACCTCGGCGGCTCCAGGGACAAGTACGCGGGGGACGGCGTGACGCCAATCGACTGCATCCAGATGTTCCGGGTGGGAACCTCCGGCAGGGTGCAGCAGAAGCCGGATAATTCCACGCTGGCGAAGGCCGCGTGCTCGCTGGCCTATTCGAGGCCCGCGCAGCACAACCCGTCGACCAAGGCGAACGCCCGCACCGAGCTGTACGGGAAGGTGTACGACACGCTCTTCAAAGCATCGGATACCAAGTCGGCGGCCCCGAGGTGCTGGAACGTCCAGGGCAGGTCGTGCGACCGTGGCATCGCGTCCATTGTGAGGTGGTCGGGGGTCGACGATTCCATGCCCAGGGCATGCGCGTCCATCTACGACCACATGGCGAAGTCGGAGCGCTGGAAGGACCTCGGCAGGTGGGACGGCAAGGAGTCAAGCCTGAAACCCGGCGACATCCTCATCCACCTCGAACGCTGGCAATCGACCAAGAGCAACCACGTCTGCATGTACGTCGGCAAGTCCACGGCCAAGGAGGTCTACGCGTCCTGGCTCAAGGGGACGGACGCCGACAAGGGCGCCCCGACCGGGGTATGGGTTTCCGCGCACAGGAATGGCGGCAACCCCCCGGACAAGGGATACGCCCCCTGCATCGGGGATGCGAAGTACGCCTACGCCGACAAGACGATGCACGTGTTCAGGTGCGTGAAGCCGCAGGGCTCCACGAAGTACACGGGCATCGGCAAGTAGTCCCATATACGGGACTGTAAGCGTGTTGCATCATGCGACATCTGCTGGGGTTTTAGCGCGTGTTTCAGCGTGTTTAGGCGTGATTAGCTTCAGAAAGGCCAGCATAAGCCCAGGTCACAGAGCCGTTTGCCGCTCTCATAATCCTTTGGTTGGGGGTTCGAATCCCTCTGGTCCCACCAAGGAAAGCCCAGGCCAGCATCCTATTCCGGGGTGCTGGCCTTTTTTTCGGAATGGTACATCGTGCGACTAACGGTGGAGCCGACCAATTCGCCGAGCGCCCTCGCGTTCGCGATATGTGCTGGTTCGTTTGCCGCGAAGTAGTGGTCGTAGTCCGTCTTTATGGTGGTGTGGCCGAGCGATTTCGAGATTAGGGAGTCGGACGTGCCCAAGCCCTGCATGATTGTCGCGTAGGAGTTGCGTAGGTTCCTCATCGGGACGTACTTGGCATCCGCCGCGTCGAACGCCTTCTTGTATTCCCTGCTTACCTTGTCCGGGGCCATCCGCTTCCCATTGGCATCCGGGCAGAGCGGCCCCGCCGAACGGAGCTCCAGCAGCCTTGATGCAGGCCAGCCCGAGAGGAAGACGGTGCGTTCGGAATCCGGCGTCTTCACCGGCCCCTCGACGATGCGTCCGGCGGCTTCCGTGAGGGTCTTGTCGATGCGGATGCAGCATAGCCCATCGGCGAATTCGAGGTCCTCCCAGAATAGCGCGGTGGCCTCCTCCCTCCTCAGCCCCGAGAACAACATGATGACCATGATGGCCTCCCAAGGACGCCCCTCGATGACCCTCAGCCACGCGGGCACGTCATCCATCAACAGGACCTTCGGATTGTACTTCGGCATCTTGCTGAGCCTTATCCTGCGGTCGAACGGGTTGGAGGCAATCATCTCGTCGCGGTACGCCTCGTTGAACATCTGCCGCATGAGCTTGTAGGCGTTGCGCTGCTGCCCAGGCTTCTCGATGGTGAGCAGCTTGCGCTCTATCTCCCTGGCCTTCAAGCCACCCATCACGCATTCGCCGAACAGCGGCTCCACGAGCGTGCGCCATGAGTTCCTGTACCCCTGCTGCGTGGTCTGCGCGAGGCGGTTTATTGTGGGCTCGTAGAACACCCGCCAGTACCGCGAGACGGTGAGCGTCTGGTCTACCGGCTTTCCGGCATCGAGCTTCATCTTCGCCAGCTCGATTTCGGCATCCTCCCTGTCGCCGCGCACGACGCGCGACACCCGCGTCCGGGAACCGTCTTCCTTCCTGGGGCCTTCGATGGATATGCGGTAGCGGCCCTGGCCGAGCCGCTCAATCGAGCCTAGCGCCGCCCTCATCTACGCGCCCTCGGACTGTTCTTGACCAAGCCCAGCGAGGAAGTCGTCGACATCGTCGAGCTCTTCCGCCGTCATGTTGCCGACGTTCGCGGAGAACCACTCGCCCTCGGTTCCGAGAGGCATGTTCTTGACGTATTCCTTCGCAAGCGAGAGTATGGCGTGCCTGCCGAACGGCGCGGTCTGCCTGTAGTAGTCGATGAGCTGCATCTCGTCGCTCGAAAGAGGCGGTATAGAATTGTTCGCGCACGCGAAGCGGCTCCCGAGGAGGTTGTCGGTGCTCTGCTTGTACAGCGAGGCCAGCCTGACCACCGAGGCCATGTCCGGCTCGTTCTTTCCCTGCTCCCAACGGCGCAGCGTGCCGAGGGCTATGCCGGTGATTTCCGATACCTGCGCCTGCGTGTAGCCAGCCTCTTTTCGGCATCTCCCCAGGTTGTTCTTGAATGTCTTTCCGTGCGTGCTATCCATATTAATCCCCTTGCGACAAAAGCTAATCACAAAGCGATTATAAATGTTCGTTTTTAGGGTTGCATATGCCCAGAATGTGGTTACAATAGGGAGTAGTAACCAGAAAGTGAGCACCACGGAGGACGCATGGATAACAATATAGCATCCGAGAGGGTCAAGGCGAAGATGAGCCAAGATCAGCTTGCGATCGTTCTTGGCGTGTCTTCCCCGACCATCCGGCGGTGGGAGAAAAATCCCGACACCATCCCGAGCGGCAAGGCGTTAGCCATGGCGGACTGCTTCGGCTGCTCGATTGATTACCTCTTCTGCCGCACGGAGGAGCGCCTTCCCGCAGACGCGCACGTCAATTAATGGTGGCGCCCTCCCCGAGGGCAGTATGGCCTTCTTACGCCGTACTGCCCTCGGGGAGGGTCACCTCCACGGCGCGGGGCATGAGCAAGCAAGTGAAAACGTGCATTGGTTTCCCTTCAACCGCCCCGCGCCAGCTCTTTGATAACTGCATAGCAGCCACCCGGACCAGCACGCTGAACGTCGTGAACGCCGCGCGATGACCCTCCTGACGCAAGGGGGCGAGCGGTGAATGGGATTCGGCATAGCGGTAGGCAAGCAGGGCGAGGGTGGTCAGCGATTCATTCGCATATCAAGTGTGTGCGGCCCCCTGAGCCGGGGCGACATGGCGGGGAAGCGCCGAGAGTCCCCAATATCCAGGCAAACACCCCAGGGTTCTTCATCTTACCTGGGGCACCTTCCTAATACTCCTTCAGCGAGGAATTTCCTTTCTTCTATGTTTGCGGACGCATGCGCCATGCCGTCCCGGCCCAGGGGGCCGCGAAAGGCCAGGGAAGCTCAACGGTCGAGCATCCGGCTCATAACCGGTTGGAAGCGGGTTCGACTCCCGCACCTGGCACCACAAGCCCACGTAGCTCAGCGGATAGAGCACCGGTTTCCTAAACCGGGCGCCGCAGGTTCGAGTCCTGCCGTGGGCACCAGATGGAAAGGAGCGGCAATGGAATACACGCCGAGGTACTTCCTGAGCGTGCCCGAGGCCGCGAAGGAACTGCACACCAAGCCCGAGACGCTCAGGCAATGGGCGTCCAGGGAGGAAGACCCGTTCCCCATATCGGTGATGCCGTGGAACAAGAGGAACGGCATCGTGAACGTCGGGGAGATGGTCGACTGGTGCGCGAGGAACGCGAGGAGATACGCATGAGAGAAAAAGAAAGGCGCGGGACAGCCGCCAAGCATCAACCGCGCCCATACCCGCAATGGGGTAGGCCCCAACGCGAGAGCAACGTCCGCGAGCTCTACCGCTATGGCGAGAAGGGCTTGCTGACAAGGTACATCATACCGCCCGCAGACGTCGTGGACAAGCGCAGGGCCAGCGAGGGCAAGCCCCTCCTCGGGAACATCGCATACAAGCTGCTGAGGTACGGCCTCGCCGTCGAGGACGTCGTCATCGGCCTGCTCGTGGCCGGGTTCATATGGCTGCTGTCAATCCCGGTGGGAGCCGGAATCGACGGCTATCTCGAAGTGATGGGGTGGTAACGATGAAGAACATGAAACTGAAGGACGCCGACGTCTACATCCTCGAGCTGACCCCGGAACTGGCGAGGCAGTTCTTGAAGTGCAACATACCCGAGAACCGCACCATGAAGAAGCGCAAGGTCGCCGAGTTCGAGGAGATTATCCGAAGCGGCAATTGGGACCCCTATTGCGGCGATTTGATGCGCATGACGGACGACGGGCAATGGCTCATCGACGGGCAGACGAGATGCCAGGCGGTCATCAACACGGGGGAGACGGTCAAGGTGCTGTTCTCCTCGAGGTTCCGCCGCGAGGATTTCGGGCTTGTGGACGCCGGAACGGCAAGGAGCAGCGCCGACGTAATCGGGGCGTTCTTCAACGTCAACAAGAACGTGTACGGGGCGATGCTGAGGACGCTGGTGAACGTCCACAAGTACGGATACACGCAGAGGGCCATGAGCAGCTCGGCGTCCGTGCCGAACTCGACTATCCTCGGCGCCGCGAAGCACGCCGACGCCGACGCCTTGAAGAGGGCGTATGAGCTTGGCGTCAAGGCCAGGACCACGTGCGGCGGCGGGAGCCTCACATGCTACGCGTGGCTGAGGCTGGCGACGCTCGACATAGACGCGAGGGCATCTGACCAGATGTACGACGCCCTCGGCAACGAGCTCGTGCTGGACAAGATAGTGTCCATCTACCGTCGGCGCATTTCCGAGAGGAAGGCGAAGCAGGAGCAGATCACGTTCCTCGCGACGCTGAACCTGCTGGCGCCGGTGTGGAAGTCGTTCCACGAATCAGTCCAGCTCACGAAGATTCAGGTCAGCGATTACAAGAGCATCCCGAAAATCAGCGGCATGCACGACCTGGCGGGAGAATCCGCCGCCGGAATCACCGATTGGAGCTGGCTCGACACTACGGAGGAGCAATGATTGACTACGGCATGCCCCCGTCGAACCAATCCGAGCTCAAGCTCGGGTCCAAGGGCGACCAAATCGTGCAGAGGGCCAGGGAGTGGGCCCACGAGAACCGGGCCGCGTTCGAGCGCTACAAGCGCATAGCGCGGCACCTCATGAAGTGGCCGAGGGACAGCAGGCCGTCGCCGAACTTCGTCAGGGAGCTGACGCGCAACGGGTTCGACGTGGTGGACGGCACGTTCGTCAGGGACGTCCGCCTGTGCGTGTCAATCAACAACGCCATCTCACCGGCATTGGCGAGGGTCGCGATGGAGCAGGAGCCGGGGCTGAGGTTCCGCTTGGCGCGGTCCAGCTCCGACGGCTTCACCGAGGCGGTGCTCTGATGGTCACGCAATACCAGCGCGGGGCGGCCTTCGAGCGCAGGGTCCAGAAGGACATGCACGACCACGGCTACCTCGCGCTGAGGACGCCCGGCTCCAAATCGCCGACCGACATCCACTGTTTCAAGCACGGCGACGAATGGGTCTTCGTGCAGTGCAAGACGGGCGGGTCGCTGGGACCAGACGAGTGGAACAGGTTCATGGACTACTGCGAGGAGCACGGCGCGACGCCGATTATGGCCGAGAAGGCCACCAGGGGAATCAAGTATCACCTGCTCACGGGCAGGAAGGATGGCTCCAGGAAACGCCAGCCGATGGCTGATTGGGAGCCAGGAGGGAGCAACGATGGGAAAGAAGAGCGATAGCCTCGTTCATTGGGCGAGGAGCGCTGGCGATGTCGCGGCGAAGACGAACCTGGTGCTCGTCTCCGACAACCCCGGGAACACCGGGGCGGAGCTCGAGTGCTACTTGAGGGGCCTGGCGGACGGCCTGTGGCTGGTCGCTGCGACCGAGGAGACCGGGCTCATCCCGCCGCACCACGCGGTCGCGGCGGCGTTCACGGCCTTCCTGGAGGAGATGGGCGATGAATAACGACGAGAAGATGTTCGTGGCCCAGGGCATATACAAGGCGATTTCGGCCGAGGTCAAGACCAACACGCCGGGGAACATGCGCGGCGAGTTCGACGAGCGCTACCGCCAGCGCTACCGGGAGACGGGCGCCAAGTCCTACGACGCCCTCATCGGCGGGAATAAGGTCGGCTCGGTCAGCGTGAAGCCGGACGAGCCGAAGCCAAAGACAGCCTTCGAGGTGGTCGACTTCGACGCCCTGGAGGAATGGTACCCGGATGCGGAGGACGGGTTCTCCATGTTCGTCGTGGCAAACCTGCCCGAGTTTGCGGAGTTCTGGTTCCAACGCACGGGCGAGATGCCGCCCGGATGCGAGATAGTCACCGAGACCCCGGAGCCGAAGGAGCCGACCGTCAGGCTGACAATCGACCCGCAGAAGGTCGCGCAGGCGGTCGACGGCCTGCCCTGGAACGAGGTCTTGAAACTCGAAGGAGGAGAATGATGGAGGAGTTCGTGGAAGTCGAGCCCGAGGCCCTGCAAGAAGCCAGGACGCTTCCCTGGAAGCTGCTCGAGATTCAGCGGGAGCTCAAGGCCCCCAAGAACCGGTACAACGAGTTCGGCGACTACAACAGCCGCTCGAAGGAGGACATACTCGAGGCGGTCAAACCGCTGGCGCATGAGCGCGGATGCTACGTGATTTGCGACGACGACGTCGTGCTCGTGGCCGACAAGTGGATTTACGTCAAGGTCAAGGCCAGCCTGGTCGACGCCGACACGGGAGAGTCCCTTTCGGCCACCGCATGGGCGAGGGAGCCAGAGAGCAAGGCGAGGATGGATTCGTCCCAGGTCACCGGGTCGGCGAGCTCATATGCGGGCAAGAGGGCGCTCGGCAACCTGTTCGCCCTCGACGACACCGCCGACAGCGACCAGGTCAACAAGGGCCACGACGTCCCTGACGGCCCGTTCAACGCATCCTGCACGGCATGCGGGGGGGCGTGGATGCTCACGCGCGAGCAGTTCGAGTCGTTCGTCTGCCCGCAGTGCGGCAACAGGCACGCCAAGGTCGTGTGATGCAAGACCTGTACGCGGAACGGGATGAGATCACCGAGCTGCTCATGCAGGAACTCGATACCTGCCGCAAGAGCGGAATCAAGTACGCCGAGAACGAGGCGGAGTACCGCAAGGCCCTGAGACTGGCAATCCTGGAGCTCAGGGCCGACGGCCTCCCCGTGACGATAACGCCCGACGTGGCGCGGGGCATCCCAGGCATAGCGGACATGAAGATGGCACGCGACTCGTCGGAGGCCGTCTACAAGTCATCCCAGGAATTCATAAACGTGTTGAAGATTCGCCTTCGCATGGTCAACGACGAAATCGCGAGGGCGTGGAGCAATGGAGGCATGCAATGAGCATCAACCGAGTGACAATCGCGGGCAACCTGACGAGGGACGCCGAGGTACGCCAGAACCAATCGGGCATGGCCGTTCTCAGCATGGGGGTCGCCGTGAACGACCGCATCAAGAACAACCAGACGGGCCAGTGGGAGGACAGGGCCAACTTCGTCGACTGCACGATGTTCGGCCAGAGGGCGCAGTCAATCGCCCAGTACCTCACCCGTGGCACCAAGGTGTGCATCGACGGCAAGCTGCGCTACTCCTCGTGGGAGCGCGACGGCCAGAAGCACTCGAAGCTGGAGGTCATCGTCGACGACATCGACTTCATGAGCCAGCGCCAGGGCGGCCAGCAGCCCCAGCGGCAGCCGTACCAGCAACCCCAGTACCAGCAGCCGCAATACCAGCAGCCACCGGCATACCAGCAGCCGCAGGGAGACCAAGGGTATTACTCGCAGCAGGGCCAGCAGATGGCCCAGGGCGTGTGCGACCAAGACATCCCCTTTTAGGATAGGCGATGCCGGAGTTGAGCCGCGAGTTTCGCGGCATTTGGTTCCCGCGCGAGGTATGGCTCGACGGCAGGCTGACGGCGCTCGAGAAGATAATCCTGCTCGAGGTCGACAGCCTGGACGGGCCGGAGGGGTGCTACGCGAGCAACGAGCATCTTGCGGAGTTCTGCCAGTGCAGCAAGAACAAGGTGGTCGAGGCCATCTCGAAGCTGAAGAAGCTGGGATACGTGTCCGTCGAGTCGTTCGATGGCCGCAAGAGGACGCTCCGCTCGAACCTCCACGAGCCATTTGATACCCCCCAAAATCGGGAGGCTGCCTACCCGGAAAATGGGAGGCAGACTACACGAAAAATGGGAGAAAGAATACTAGTAGAGAATACTAAGGGTAAGAAGAAAGAAAATACCAAAGAAAGAAACGCGGAAACGCGGGAGTCAATCATCGGCTCCTACACCGACGACCCCGAGCTGCTCGAGGCCATCTACGCGTTCATCGAAATGCGCAAGGCATCCAAGTCGGCGATGACCGACCATGCCGTGAAGCTGATGCTGTCGAAGCTGGACAAGCTCGCGGCAGACACCCCGACGAAAATAGCAGTCCTGAACCAGTCGACGCTCAATTGCTGGAAGGGCCTCTACGCCCTCAAGGAACCGTGGAAGGAGGCCAACTTTGCAAGCTATTCTGAATACCGCCGATAGGAAGTGCGAGTTCTGCGGCAAGCCGTTGTACCTCACACCGGTCGACTTCGGCGGCAGGGTCGAGAACGTCCCGAGCTACGGGTCATGCGGGTGCCGCCGCTCGAAGGAGAAGCTGGACGGTTTCGGGCCGAGCGGCAGGGCCTACCTCAACACGTCACACAGGTGCCCGATCTGCGGTGGCAACATGCAGCTCGATGCCTACTCCGGGCGAGTATCCGACTGCCCGTGGTGCGGCTACTCCTGCGTGTTCTCGGGCGACCTCGGCGACTACAACGACGGCATAAGGCTGTCGCACAGGGCCAAGGGCAACATCCTGGAGGGCACGGGCGTCCCCGAGCTGTTCTGGAGCGTAGAGCCGGACGGGGAGAGGGCCGACGCCATCGAGTCGACCGGCAAGGGATTCTACATCGTGGGAGGGAACGGCACCGCCAAGACGCTCATGGCGGCCGCAATCGCCAAGGCGCTGGCCGAGAGGGGCTGGAACGTCAGGTTCGCGGCCACCACGAAGATGCTCTCGCAGTTCAAGGACACCTACGGCTCCATGAAGTCGGAGCTGGACGTCCTGGACGAGCTGTGCGGGTGCGACCTGCTGGTGATCGACGACCTCGGCAAGGAGAACCCGACGTCCTGGGCCAGCTCGATGCTCTACACGGTCATCGACGGGAGGTACGGCGCCAAGAGGCCGATAGTCGTGACCACGAACTTCCACGAGGACGAGCTGATAGGCAGGATTGCCCGCTCGTCCGACGAGTCCACAGCCAAGGCGATGGTGAGCAGGCTCCACGAGATGACGGACGTCGTCCACATGGATGGGCCGGACAGGAGGCTGTCATGACGTGGCAGCCGGATGCGTGCGCCCTGCGCGGAGTCCCATACGGACGCGCCGAGCTCTACGGCAAGCCCGGAATCGGCGCGTCCTACACGCGGTTCGACGCCAGGTCGTACCGGCTGGACGAGATGGCCCGGTGCTGCATCTGCGGCAGGATGGCGACCAACGCGCACCACTGGCCCCCGCTGGGGGCCGGTGGCGGCGGCAGGCAGTTCCTCTTGAGGACGCCGCTGGGGAGGTTCGTGCTCCTCCCGCCCCTGTTCGCCGTGTGCGGGAACGGCAACGCGTCCGGGTGCCACAAGGCGTGGCATTCGGGGCAGATCAGCGTCGAGTGGGTCTGGGATGACGACGCATACGCGAAGGATTGGTGGAACGGAACGATGCTGAAGTTCACGAAGCCGGGGAAGTGGCTCTTCCACCACGGGTGCTACCGCTTCAGCGATTCCAGGACGGGCCGCGAATGGGAATACCGGGCCAAGGAGGGCGAGCGGAATGGATAGGTGGGAGAAGATGGGCTACGGCTCCGAGCGCGAGTACGTCCGCGACCGCTTCTACGACGAGGTTGAGCTTGACCCCCGGAGGCCCCAGGCGTGCGGCGGCTGCGACGAGTGGACCCGCTGCCCCATCAAGGGCCACGAGTCGGTGGGCTGGTGCTCCCGGTGGGCGGAGTTCTTCGAGGAAGACGACGAGAGGTGCGAGTGATGGACGTACACGAGGATGCAATCGGGGTATGGCCGAACGTCGCGTTGAACCCCGGCACGCACGAGCATGCCGCGACGGGCGAACCGGTGGAGCAGCCGTGGTGGACGCGAATCGGCGGGGGCCAGGGCGTTGTGAGCTATCCCACCGTCGTGCTGTCACCAGAGCAGGTAGAGATGATGAAGGTCGCTATGGCGAAAGCCAAATGGAAGGCGGTGGCCGAATGAGCGCGACCGACGAGCGTGGCACGGAGAGCGGCTATCCGCACACTCTTAGGCCCGAACTGCATAGGGCGCTAGATGCCGCCGGCATTGACTATTGGGTTGCACAAGGCATCACGTTCTGGAACCGAGACGATGGATGCGAGTGCCTCGCCTATGGATTCCAGGCAAACGGAGTGCCGAAGCTGGCAATCAAGGTCGTAGGGTTCACTGACCCTGAGCAGGCAATCGCCGCGACGCTGGGCACCAAGCGCGACCGCATTGAGGAATGGCTGCTGAACGCCTGCAACCAGGCGGCGGCGGACTACATCGCCGAGCTTGAACGGAAGCTGGAAGCCGCGATGCTGGGCAGCGTGGACAAGGGCATCCCGCAAGGCGCTGACGGCAACCTTGACCAGTCGCAGGTTGATTGGCTGCGTATGATGCCCGATGGATGGGACGGCACGCCGCCGACGCTGGGCGATTCGGATGCCGCGGACTTTGCCCGCCGCGTGGAGCAAGCCGTGGCGAAGCGCGAGCCGCTGACGCTGTTCGGCGTGGATTACGAGGTGCGCGGCGAGTGCGAGTTCAAGCCGTTCCACGACGAGGATTGGAGCGAGCCGAATGCGGTGCACGGCGTGTGCTCGGCGTGCTCGGCGCTGATGCACGGCGGGGACAACTATTGCGCGAACTGCGGGCGGCGCGTGAAAGGGGGCCTGTGATGGACGCCTACGAGCGCAGCATGGTGCTATGGCGCTACATCAGGACGCCAGACTGCTCGCCAGCAGAAGTCGAGAGGCTATGGCGGCAAGCGTTCGAGGCCGTGCTAATCCGTGAGAGCTTCACCCGCAAGGCAATCGACTATATGTGGAACAACCTCGCCCAAGGGAACTGGGAGCACCTGCACCAGACCGACGAGGAGCGGCGTCTTTCGCCTGACGAATGGCTTGGAAGATTTCGCGATGACGTGTGGTACTGCTCGGACAGGTGGAGCCTCGACAGACTCACGCGTTGCCACTGGCTGTGGCGGCAATACATGGAGACGGTGAAGCGATGAGCGAACCTGACACCTTGGCTCTCGGATGGGACGGCGATCCCATGGAGCTGTTCGATGAAATCACTTTGAAGGAGGAATAGATGGCATTCATAATCGCAATCCTGCTCGCGCTGGCGGCAGTCGCGGCGTATGTGTTCATAACCAACGCGAACAGGGATGAGAAGAAGCGCGAGGAGGAGTCTGGAACAGACTCATACGGCAGGCCGTACCACAAGGCGAGGAAGATAAACCCGGCTTTCGTCGCGGCGCCTGTCGCGCTCTCGGTCGCCCTGCTGCTCGTCTCCGTGCTCTACGCCCAGGACGCCGGCGAGGTCGTGGTCTTGAAGAACTGGGGCGGCTCGCTCGCCGGGTACACGGAGGACGCCGGGTTCCACGCCAAGACCCCATGGCAATCCACCGTACGGTATGACGTGAGGAACAACCTCGTGAACCTCTACCGCGACGCGGAATACTCCTACGACGGCGGAAAGGCCGAGGGGTCTTGCGTCACGGTCAACGACAAGGGCGGGGCATCGGCGGACATCGACCTCCAGGTTGTCTACAGCCTGGACCCGGATGCCGCGACCCAGCTCTACATCGACTACGGCACGCAGCAGAA